GAAATACTTAATTCTTATTAGCATATTCTGCCCTAATACTTTTTTCAAATATTTCATATTTGGTTGGAATCCAAAACTGGGGACATGTATATCTTTTGCCCTTAGTTATTTCACGAACACCATGAATAAACATGTTATTTGATGGGAAAAATACTACTGTGCCTGCTTTGGGAATGAAGTCAATATCCTGATCTGGGAAATATATTTCTCCACCCTCATAGTCATCATTAAGATACATTACTGAGCCATAGTCAACTATATACGCTTCATTTGGATGACCCTCTGGATCTTCTCCATCTGCATGCAAGGGTTGGTATTCTCCAACATTCCATTCTCTTATTCCTGGAAAACCTTCTTTTAGTGGTCTACCAAAGTGCATTTCAATTTCGTGTTGTAATTTGTCCATAGCCTGCTTTAAAATATTAAATGCTTCTGGCTTATCATAAAAATTTCTAGAAACCTTATCTGGAATACCCTGAATGGTATTTGAACCCCAAATAATAGTTTCATCAATAGAGTCAACTATAAACTTACAATCTTTTTCAGAAATAAAGTTTTCAATAACAACCACATTTTTCTTTAAGCCTTTTTTTCTCATTATTGCTCCTTTGCTATTTTTTCAATATCATCAAATAGTGAGTCATTTACCATTGATGCTAAAACAAAACAAATCCATCTATAAGAAGATTTTTCACAGTAACCCTTTGACTGCATTAGTTGTGCAATATCGTCAATTTTTTCCATTATTTATACTCCATAAAAAAATTAATAGCGTACCTAGTTCCAGACTTTACAATGTGAGCAGTGTGAGCATATGGATAGTTTGAAGGAAATAAAACCATTGAGTTTTTTTGTGGTTTTACTTTAATGTCAAAGTTATTAAACTCAATCTCTCCTCCATCATAATTATCATTCAGATATATGACACAACTTGTAATTCTTGAAGCAACATGCTTTGAGCCATTGTCATAATGAGTTACATATTTTTCATCTGGCTCATACTTTAATGCTTCAATAATATTAAATTCAAGTTCTGGAATGTGATACTTATTGCAATAATTAATAACATTTGGTTTTACTGATTTTTCAACCATATCAAAAATTTCTGAATAAAGTTTCTTATCAGTTAAATAAATTACAGAATTAGAACGATCATCGTGACTAACATTTTCAGGACGAGTCCATTTAAATTTATTAAATGTTTCAATCAACAATTCTGGATTTTCAAAAACATTATAATAAAACTCTATACCACTATTGTTCATTTTGAACTCTTTGATCATTAGTATTTAATTTTATCTTTTTTACTTCATGCTCACCAATTTTATTTTCAAACTGGTCTACTGCACTTCTATAAAAATCGGACCATTTAGGAATTTTGTTATTTTCAAGAATAACATTTCCATACTCCGTTAATCTCTTATTATAATCATTAAGTTTATATGGACTACTGTTTAATGTCATTGTTGAATTATTTAACTCACTCAAAGATATAGGAATGACAGCCATGAAAGGCTCATTTGCCTTAAAGGTTATTGGAACATTTGGTTTTGTAATTTTCCAAGATACAGGAATTGGACTATCCCAAAAACTTGTACTAATAATATTTGATAATGGAGTTGCTCCATCTATAACCAGGTTAGGTGGTCCAAAAAACAACAAACTTACATTTGGATCTGTTTTAAAAAACCAACCAATGTTAAAGATTAAAGTTGCTGTTCCTCTATTTGTATCAACAAATTCTTTTCCTTCAATAACTTCTATGTGATTTCCCTCTGAAGAATCATTTCCATCCCAAACAACAGTTATATCTTTAGGAAATGAAAAACCCCAACCCATCTGATTTGTTAAAGATAATGGGAAGCATCTATAAGCGTGGCCGTCAAAAGTTTTGTCCATCCACTCCCTTTTCATTGGCAGTTGTTCTAATTTTGCTGCGCCAGGAAAAATTTGATATGCTTCAACATTATACATTTATTCTGTTGGCCTATTTCTTAATATTTCATTTTCTCCATGAGTTCTGCCATTATAATCAAACATTGTAACTGCAGAATACTTTATTCCTTCTTCAACTGGAAGAGCAGCATGAGAATATATAAAGTTTGAAGGGAATAACACAATATCTCCTTCTTCTGGTTGATATGTATAATTTAAGTATGGGAAATGTAGTCCACCACCAGTAAAATTATCATTTAAATACATAACTGTTGAAATTGTGCATACATAACTAAATCCATGATCTGCATGAACACCAAAATGATGCCCTGGTCCATATTTAACAAAATTAACTGCTTCTTGATATTTCATTTGAACATTATACATAGAACAATAATGCTCTAAACAAGATTGAAGCCTAACATCAATGTCATTATAAATATTTTTTAGATCTGATTTAAAAGCAATTTCTCGCATTTTAATATCATCTTTTCTTACTTTAAAATCTACACAATCACGATAATCTTTCATAGTTTGATAATCGCCTACTTGGGCTTCAGACCATTTAAACCAAGGGTCTTTGTCTTTATTTTCTTCAATTGCATTTTCTAGTCTTTGAACTAGATCTAATTCTCTATTAAGTGTGTTCCTATATATATACACACCATTGGCTGGATTTAATACTTCAATATTGTTTGTTTCCATTATTTTCCCCTTTATTCCCTTTTCTTTTTTAATTATACACCATAAACATCTTTTTATTAAATAACTTAATGATATACTACTAATATGACAGAAAACAAAATATCTATTATTCCCTCTGGCTATTATGGAAAATCTGAAAAAAATATTGTAATCATAAATAATTTTATTAAAGATAAAGATTTAAAAACAATAAAAAATTTTTGTTTTACTATAGATAAATTTTTATCTATTCCAGGGGATAACTGGGATAATCGTGTTTGCGACAATAATATTTTAAGAAATATAGGATCTGAAATAGAATCGCTTCTTAGTCAATATCAAGCAAAACATAAAAAAATAATTGAAGAGTTTTTTGAGGTTGAATTACGAGAAAATGTTCCGAGTATTGTGATTTGGAGACCTGGGGATTCTCAACCACCTCATGCAGATAAGGAAAATCTAGATGGATCTCCAAATTATTATCCAGAAAATGACATTGCTTCTCTTTTTTATTTAAATAACGAATATGTTGGAGGAGAAATTTATTTTCCTATACAACACTTAAAACTTAAATTATCTGCAGGTGATGCAGTATTTTTCCCTGGTGATATTAATTATCAACATGGGGTAACTGAGGTTACTGAAGGTAAACGATTTACATGTCCTGCTTTTTGGAATGTTACAAAAAATAAAAAACTTTAATCTTTTTTGTAAATGGTTGATGCCAAGGAATATCTATTTCCTTCTATCATTGCTAATACGCCGTGACGAACATTTCCTCTATGAAAAACAACGGATCCTTCTTCTGGTTTATATTTAAAATTGTATTTTGGATAATGAATTTGTCCACCTAAGTAATTGCTATTTGGATATATTACTGCTCCCCAAAAAACTTCTCTTCCGTACCCATTAAGTTCTTGATTATCTGTATGATAAAACATTTCTATATGTTGGTTTTCTCTTTCTGGAAAAGGATGAGAACCATTCCACATTTTTATACAATTAAGTTCTTTTAATTCCCAGTCATTTTCTTCATAAGTTTTTAATACTTCTAATGTTCTTTTTTTTATGTTATTTAAAATAACATTAACATCATCAAAACTTTTTTCATAACCAGGCAAAGTTGTAGTATCGTCATTTCTAATTAATCTTTTTTGCCAGAAAGTTACCTCATGTTTTGGCAAATCCGCATAATTAAAATCATTCATCCATTTTGTAATTGTTTGACATTCTTCTTTAGATAAAAAATCTTTTTTAATTAATATATTCCCATTAGCAAGAATTTCCATTTTATTCCTAATTACTTATTGTGTGTAATAATGTCGCCAGCAATAATTAAATCTTGTGGCTCTGCGCTAAATATATAAACTGGTTGTTTTTCAAACTCAACATCAATTGTTTCAATAACAACTTCATCATAGATATTTGTTTCGCTATTATATTTTAGAATTATGTCGCCTTCATTAATTTCAGAAATCATAGCAAATTGCCATACAGTATTATTATCAATGTCTAAAGTCTTAATTAAAATTGGATGCTCTGCTGTAAATTGAGCAGTTTTATCTCCATTGAAATAAAGCATTTGTGTTTTAAGTGATTCATCAATATCAACAATGGTTGTGGATGTATGATCTTGGAAATTCATAGTTGGAGAACTCCATGAGAATACTGCATAGTCTGGTACACTTGAGTCAAATTCATCATAAATTGCTGAAAGAACTTCATCTCCAATTTTAATATCTTTGGCTTTCTTTGCAACAATTTTGCCATCAGAATCAATCAGAACTTCAAGTCCAGTTTCTGGATCTGTAAATAATGATCCAGCACCAATTCCTACACGCACAAACGTTTCTGCAGAAATACATTTAACTCCATAAACACCTCTAATTGGTCCACCAATAAATGTAGGTGGGAATGGAGGAGCAAATGGAGGGGCAAATGGAGGAGCAAATGGAGGGGCAAATGGAGGGGCAAATGGAGGAGCAAATGGAGGAGCAAATGGAGGGGCAAATGGAGGTGGGAATGGAGGAGCAAATGGAGGGGCAAATGGAGGTGGGAATGATGGAGGTGCAACAGGTGTTGCAGAATTAGATGCAGCAGATGGCAAAGATACTCCATTAGCATTTGTTGCAGTTACTGTAAATGTGTATGCAGTTCCATTACCAAGACTTGTTACTGTAATTGGACTTGTTGTGTTTGTTCCAGTTATTGACCCTGGAGAAGAAGTTGCTGTATAACCAGTGATTGTTGATCCGCCAGTTGCATTTCCTGAAAATGTAATAGTTGCCGTTGCGTTTCCTGCAGTAGCAGTTCCAATTGTTGGGGCTTGTGCAACAGTTGTAGACGTAATGCTATTAGATGATAAAGATGCAGATCCTGGTCCAACTGCTGTAGTTGCAGTTATCGTAAATGTATATGCTGTTGCTGACTGCAGCCCTGCTACAGTTACTGGAGAAGTTGCTCCAGTTCCAGTGAACGACCCTGGGGAAGAAGTAACTGTGTAACCAGTAATTGGAAGTTTTCCATTAAATCCTGGAGCAGTAAAAGATACAGTTGCTAATCCATTGTTAAATGCACGGGTTGAGCCAGTATCTGATGCAGTACCTATAGTTGGAGCAAGTGGAGTAGATTTAGTTGATGAGGAAACAATTCCAGGAATAATAGCCATTATGCTACAAGGTCTCCAATCGCAATCCAAGTATCAGTTGCACGTTTAATTAAAGTACAAGATGACCACTGAGTTCTAAGTTTACCAGCATTTGTGGAAGATTGTGGAGTACAATTTAATGTTACTCCAGATGTAACAGCCAAGGAAGTTTGTCCAGTATTTGTTTGAATGATTGTTATTTGTGTTCCAATAGCAAATGAAACAGAAGAGTCTAATGGAATGTTTACAACATTAGCAGAAGTACTTGACATTTCTACAATTTTTGCTTCATCTGCAGCAACCAGTGTATATGAAGCAGTTCTAGCATTTGTTTCTACTGTTGATAAAACAATTGTTCCTGATCTATTTGGTAATACGATTATTCTATCTGCCGTTGGATCAATGACTGTTAGGGTAGTTTCATATATATCATTTGTCGCCCCTTCAAAAATTATTGAAGAATCGGATAATTGAAGAGAAGATACTATTGGACCAACTAAAGTTTTATTTAAAAGTGTTTCAGAACCTGCTGCGGTAACTTCTGGCATTGTCCAAGAAAGTCCAGTTGTTGCAGCAGAGTTTGCAGTTAAAACTGTTCCATTGGCTCCAACAGAAATATTAGCAGGTGTAGAAGGTGCAGTTGCTGTTACCAAAGATCCTTTTGCAGTCCAAGTTGATGCGACCACACCAGTAACAATTGAATCAATCTCATTTTGCAAAGTATACAATGCATGGGCTATAGAAGGATTTTTTAAGTTTGCTGGATTTGTATTTGATGGACTATATTGCCCAACACCAGATCCTGATGGTGCTCCATAATGATATAGTCTGAGGGCTTCTTGAATATCAGCATTATCTGAAAGAGATGGGACAAGTGTATTAACATTAAAGGACGTTAGTCCAGTAATAGCACTTCCAATATTTTCTGACATTAAGAATAATCCTCCTCAAAGTATTATACCATTTAATCCCCGCTTAAATTTGCGAAAGTTTGGCTCAAATGGTATACTGAAAGGATGGAGAATCTAGTTCAAAAATCTGTTAAACATGGAGGCAAATTAGCCCCATTAAGGACTTACAAGCGGAACTGGTTTAATGAATCCTTCCGTATTTGTTGACAACGATGGTGATATTTTGGTAAACCTTCGTCATGTCAATTACACCTTATATCATTCTGAAAATAATCAAATGTTTCCTTCAAAATGGGGTCCTTTATCATACCTTCATCCAGAAGCAGATAGGAATCTTAGAACAACTAACTATATTTGTCGTTTAGATGATGATCTTAATATGACAGATTATTCAGTTATTGATACTACCTTGCTTGATGTTCCGCCAAAATGGGAATTTGTTGGTGAAGAAGATTGTCGCCTTGTTCAATGGGATAACAAATATTATGCTGTTGGAGTTCGTAGAGATACAACTCCGCATGGTCAAGGTCGCATGGAATTGTCAGAAATTGAGATCAATAAAGAAAATTGGTCTGCAAAAGAAATATCTAGAATAAGAATTCCTGCGCCAGGACCTGATGAAAGTTATTGTGAAAAAAATTGGGTACCAGTAAATGATAAACCATATCATTTTATTAAATGGACATCCCCATCAGAACTAGTAAGAACATACCCAGATCTTCCAGAAAGATGCGAACAAGTATCACATAAAAATACACTTACACCTCCTACAGATCAAAGAGGTAGTTCTCATTTAGTTCGTTGGGGAAGCATGTATATATCTATTACTCACGAAGTTAATTTATTTAAGAATTACCTTGGACAAAAAGATGGTATTTACAGACATAGACTATGTGTTTGGGATGATCAATTAAATCTTGTTGGATTATCTAAAGAACCATTTTCATTTTTAGATGCTCGTATTGAATTTTGTGCAGGAGCAGCAGTTCATAATGGAGACCTTCTAATATCTTTTGGTTTTCAAGATAACGCTGCATTTGTGCTTAGAACGCCTAAGTTAGTTGTTGAAGATATGATATTGGAGGCTTTATCTTATGGAAATTGAAAATCTTATTTATGATCTTTCATATGATCCTTTTAACCCGTCTTTAAATTTTGAGGTTGCAAAGAAATATGAAGAACTACAACAAACTGCATCTGCAGTATCATTTTATTTAAGAGCAGCAGAATATGGCTATGCATCAGATCCTTTGATTGCATATTCATCTTTACTTAGAGTTTCAATTTGTTTTGAAGATCAAAATGATAGAAATAACACAATAACAAATTGCCTACTTCAAGCAATTCAATATCTTCCAGATAGACCAGAGGGGTATTTTCTTTTATCTAGGTTTCATGAACGTGCTACTAACTGGCAAGAGTCTTATACATTTGCAGAACTTGGATTAATGTTTAGCAAACAAGAAGAATCTCTTCCAATTAATGTTGACTATCCTGGCGAATATGGACTAACATTTCAAAAGGCAGTTGCTGCTTGGTGGATTGGAAGACTAAATGAGTCTGTCATGTTGTTGAAAACATTAAAAGAAAATCCTAAAGTTTCTGAAGCATACATGTATTCTATTAATAGCAATTTGGAAAAAATAAATGTTGCTGTTTGATATTGGAGCAAATAGAGGAGATGCAACTCTTGCTGGATTATCTCAAGGGTATAAAGTAATAGCACTAGAACCTGGATCAAGAGTATTTAAACAATTAGTCTCAAACTTTATATATAATCCTATGGTTATTCCAGTTAAACTTGCTGTATCTGATTCAGACAACCAATCTATAGAGTTTTACGAGTGTATTGAGGACGGACTATCAACTATAGAGAAGTCGTGGCTTACAGACCCTTCTATGCCTTATAACGGTAAGGAATACAGGACTGTTAATGCTACAACTATAACTATTGATACCCTTGCAAAAATATACGGAAAGCCTGATCTAATTAAGATAGATGTTGAAGGTGCTGAGTGGTCTGTATTTAATGGAATGACAGAAAAATATGGAAAAATAACATTTGAGTGGACTTATGAAACTCTTTCTGAACATGAAAAACAATTAAAATATTTAAAGAATCTTGGTTATGAATTCTTTGCTCCACAGTTTATTGAAAATCATTTACAAGAACCATTAAATTGGTATCCAATAGGTAGCCTAACAAAATGGGTAAAATCTAATTCTCAAAGATGGATTGATGGAGAGTGGAAAAACTCTAATCTAAGACCCACAGCAGATGTTGGAATGGTTTGGGTTAGATAGTTTAAGCACTTATATCGCCTGTTAGCAACCATGTGCTAGCAGTGCCAGAAGCAGAAGAAGCAGACATCTTTATTAATGTTGCTACAGAATTTGCTGCTCTTAGTTTAAGTCCTGGTGTATAAAGAAGTGTTGGAACAGTAGCATTTGCAGTTAATGAAACGGTGACTCCAGAAGTCAAAGCCAATAATGTAATCTGAGTTCCAATAGGAAGAACTGCTAAAGATGTGTCAAGTTGAAATGTAAATGCACCATTCATTTGAACAATAGTATTTGCATCTCCAGTTACTAGTTGATAGTTTGCTGTTTTTGCTGTTGTATTAACAGAAAATGGCATAAAGTTTAGTGTTGATGTTCCGTTACCAACCTGCATATTTTTATATGTTGTATCCCAAGATAAACGAGCATCTGAAATAGATGATGTAGTATCTAGTGTTAGAATAGGTTGATTTGATATTGCTGATGTAAGAGTAAGTCCTGCAATTGTTGTTACAGTTGTACCTGAAGGAATTGATGTTGATCCAATAGTAGGTGCTGTATATGTTGTATTAGTTGGTCCTTGAATTCCCTGAAATCCTTGAATACCCTGCGTACCTTGAATTCCTTGGTTTCCCTGTATGCCTTGAGTTCCTTGAACTCCCTGAGTACCTTGAATACCAGTTAAACCTTGAATACCTGCAAGTCCTTGAGTTCCTGTAAGTCCTTGCACAGTTCCAACAGATTTCCAAACGGTACCAGTCCATAGCCATGTTCTACCACTATTAGAATATGTAGTTACATTTGGTGTTAATCCAGTTGTAGGAAAAGTAATAGCCATTAATTGCTCCCTGTAAAGTTAATAAAGTTTTTAGTTTCATATACGCCAGTGCCTTTTCCATCTGTTATGGCAATATTTTTAAATCTTGCAACAGATGTGCCTATTGTTTCATTTTCACAAGTTGGCTGTATATTAGTTATTGAAGTTCCTATTGTGCTTCCACCTGTACCTGTTGTAATTGGAATTTTTCTATAATACCATTTTTGACCTGCTTGAGCAGTTAAATCTGTAGCAGGATGAGCATTTATTCCATTTTGATCAAACTGTCCAGCATCTCGCAAAACACCATTAGTAAAAAAAATATCAACACCGAATGATTGTTGTCCTGTAATGTTTGGAAGATAGATACAATATTCTAAATAGTCTCCTGCTTGAATAGTGTATGAAGATAATGGCATATTAGCATATAGATATCCATTTCCAGCAGCAGTACCTGCAATATTAAAATTAACTGTAAAGTAGTCTAAGGTTGTAGAGTTTGACACAGTATTACTTACATTACTAATTGTTGTTGAGTTTGTAATTGATGGATTTGCATCTGGATATATCCAAATTCTTTTTCTAATAGCCATTAAAAGTTTCCTAACGATGCAATTAAATCCCATTTTGTATCTGTAGTATTATAAACAAATCCAAGATAAAGAGTTTTTGAAATTACAGTTGCAGTTGGTAATGCAAGGTCTGATGATGCTCTATAAATAGCATTCCAGGCAAGTGCTCTTGCTGTGCCATTATCTTTAATTCTAATCATCAACTTTTGTCCATGAATAGGAGAACCAGTTGGTGCTCCAAATGTTGGTGCGGATGCTAATGCTGTAATTATATATAAATCTGTTGTGTCTGCATTTGGTGTAGGCGTAGCACTATCTGCAACAGAAGTTACACGAGATAATGTTGCTGGTCCCTGAATTCCTTGCAATCCTAATGTGCCTTGTAAACCTGTAAAACCTTGTAAACCTGTTAAACCCTGTGATCCAGTTATTCCTTGCAAACCTTGAAGACCTTGCAATCCTGTTATACCTTGTAAGCCAGTAGTACCCTGTAATCCTTGAGTTCCCTGCAACTGTGCATAACCAAAACCTTGTGTACCAGTATTTCCCTGAAGTCCTTGGATTCCTTGTAAACCACTTAAATTATCATATGGTTCATACCATTCAGTTCCACTCCAAATATACAATGTTCCATCATTTGAGTTTGCCCAGACTACGCCAGATGTCGGAGATACTGGGGCAGTTGATGAAATTATATATGTTCCAGATACACCAATTACTCCTTGTGTACCCTGAAGTTGTGCATAGCCTAAACCTTGAACTCCTTGATTTCCTTGAATACCCTGAATACCTTGAGTGCCTTGTAATCCTAAAAGACCTTGAACGCCTTGCGTACCCTGCACACCCTGTATTCCCTGTGTTCCTTGTGGTCCTTGAATTCCCTGAGTACCCTGTACACCTTGGGTGCCTTGTACTCCTTGAGTCCCCTGAATTCCTTGAGTACCTTGTGGCCCTTGAATTCCTTGAGTACCTTGAGTACCCTGAAGACCTTGTGGACCTTGAATTCCTTGGGTTCCTTGACGGCCTTGTAAGCCTTGTGTTCCCTGTATTCCTTGATCTCCCGTATCACCTGTACGAGCAAAGTTAACAATAGTATCTGTATTATTAGCAATAGATGTTGATCCAGATAAATAAGAAACGGGTATTCCTAAATATCCCGTATGTTCGGTATGCAAACCAGTAATAGCAAACATTGCAGAAACACTATCATCTAAAACCTTTTTAATAGCAAAATGGCCTTTAATAGTAGAAGTAGAATCATCTACTGTTTGCAAATATCCATTTGCTGAAAGTGAATTATAGTCAACTTTGCTAATATAAAGCATTGTCGCAGCAGAGAGATCAGTATTATTAAACTTTAGTTTACCACTAGTAGGATCTGTATCAGTTGTTGCTGTTGTGTATGTATATTCAAATGATGATCCACCAAATGAACCTACTAATCCTTGAATTCCTTGAAGTCCCTGCAAAATTTGATACTGTCTTTGCCAAGTTGGATTTCCTGGTGTTTCAATATATTGATACATCCAACCATAATATGGATCTGAAGATGATGTATTTATATAGGTATCATTAATTAAAATTTCTTGTCCTGACAAAGTTAATGCTGGATCTCCTGCACCAACCCACATCTTACTTCCACGAGATCCAGTTTGACCATAATCAACTGAAACTCCTACTGAAGCGGGACCACCAAAAACATCTAAACTTGTTCCACTGAGTATAATATCAGCCATATTAGACTGCTCCAGTTATATCATCTGTTGATGTAATTGTTCCTGTTAGCAATGTATAAATAGTTGAACCGTATGTAATTTGAACATCATATACCCAAGTTGTTCCAGGAGTAATACTTCTTCCAATAACTGGTGTAATTGTGCAAGTAACAATATTATTTACTGTATCAATTTCTGCAGTGCCTGAATATTGTGTAGCACCTGCTCCACGCTTGTCTGCAATTGTGAAGTCAGCGGTATATCCAGTTAAACTCCATGGATCACCTACTGAATCTTTAGGATTGAGAATAAATGACATGGTATCACCACGGTAGTAATTGAAATTATATGTTCCTGGAAATGCCATTTGAATCCTCCTGAATTATTATACCATTACACCTTAAAATTAGTTTCATTATGCCCAGGCTCCGATGTTATAAACTGTATTTGAACCAATTGGAGTTATTCTGAAGAAAGATGTTGGGCTTAAAGAGTTAGGTGCTGTTGGTGCAGCAGAGAATGTTATTTGAGGAATTAGTGTACCTGAAGTGGTTGTACGGATAATTCCTTTAGTTCTCCATGCAGTTTGTGCTGCCGTTGTTGCTGCTTCTATTACACCTCCAGCAAGAGTTGTCCATGCAATTGTTGAAAGACCTGAAGTACCTGATGATTGAATTGTTCCAGATACCCCTGTAAGACCAGAGTCTGTTTGATGCCAAATACTTGAAACTCCAACGGTTCCACCAAAACCTAAAGCAGTAGTATGAGAAGTAACACCAGTAGTCAAATATAGCATTTGTTCAAATATATAAGTAGTATTTGCAAGCAATGTTAAAGCACCTGTAGTTGATACTTTTACGTTTGTTATTGCTCCAGCAGTTGGAATAGTTCCACCAGTTGATGAAACAGTTATTTGAGTAGCAGAATCAACAGAAACAATTGTTACCGTATTTGTATTGAATGTTCCTACACCTGCTGTATATGTAATAGTTTTACCAGGAATAAATCCACCAGTATTAGCCAATGCTGTAATTGTTGTTGTCCAAGGTCCTGTTCCTGAAGGAGTTCCAATTGTTCCTGTTGGATTTAAATAACCACCCCATAAAGGTTGAACAGTTGCTATATTTTGAATTGCTGCTGCGTAAATACCAGTTGTGGCAAAATACGAAGTATCAATTAAACTTCTACCAGTAGTTGCAGATTCAGTAATGTATGGAGATGTTCCATCAGACTCTATTACTCCTGCTGCTGGTGTTGTCAATAATGATCCTGCTGGTAAAATTAGTGGAGCAACTGTAGTAGTTGATGTAGGTAAGGTTACTGTTCCAGTAAATGTTGGAGAAGCAGTTCCGCCAGAAGGTCCAATAGTACCTTGAGTTCCAGTTGTTCCTTGAGCACCAGAACCAGTAAAACCTTGAAGACCAGTAAAACCTTGAAGACCAGTAAAACCTTGAAGACCAGTTGTTCCTTGAGCACCAGTTGTTCCTTGAGCACCAGTTGTTCCTTGTAAACCAGTAAATCCTTGAATACCAGTAGTACCCTGTGGACCTTGAATTCCTTGAAGACCAGCCAAAGAAATTGTCCATGCTGTAAATGTTCCAGCACCACCAGTTAAAGTAACTGTTACAATCATAGAAGTATTAGCAGTTAAAGTAGTTATTTGTCCTTCCATCCAGTTTGCTGGAACACCAGTATTAACAACTCTTACATAATCTCCAACTACATATGAACCTGTATTTGTTACTGCAAATGTCTTTGCACCAGTACCAATTATGTTAGATGTGGCTGATGCTGGAATAGTATATCCAGTTCCTTGAATACCTTGTGTTCCCTGAATACCCTGAACTCCACGCACACCTGCTAAAGTAATTGTCCAAGCAGTTGCTGTAACAGCACCTAAGTTATAATCTGCAACAATTGCAAATGATGTTCCACCTGTAATAGTAACAGTTCCTTCAAAATAGTTTGAGGCTGTATTAATTGCACGAACACGATCACCAGTTACAAACGCTCCTTGCTGGTTTGTAGTAAGTGTTATTGTTCCAGTTGCAGCAGGGGTGGCAGATGTAGTTGATGTAATACCGCTATAACCAACTCCTTGAGTACCCTGAATACCTTGAGTTCCCTGAATACCTTGAATTCCTTGAATGCCCTGAGTGCCTTGGATACCATCTGAACCAATATATCCTGATAAACCTTGTAATCCCTGAATACCTTGAATTCCTTGAATGCCCTGAGTGCCTTGAAGTTGTCCGTAACCAAATCCTTGAGCACCAGTTGAGCCCTGTAGTTGTGCATAACCAAAACCTTGTAGCCCTTGTATTCCTCTAAATCCTGTAGTTCCTTGGGGACCATACGAAGCAGAATTTGCTATCCAAGCAAGGGCAGTAGAATCATATCTCCAACTTCTAGATCCATATGTATAGATTTGTCCATCTATGGGGCTAGTTGGAAAGGACAGGGTCAATTTTAAACCACCTGCTCAATAGTTACAAAGATTGCACCAGTTGTATTGGCTCCAGATTGAGCATATGATATTTTTAAGTAGTTAATTACTGTTGTATCAACTGTTTGTGCAGTTGCAACACCTGTTGCTGGAGTTAAGGATGTAGTTGCAGTAAGAAGGTTTGTTCCTCCACCAGACATTGTTCCACCAGTACCTATTGATCTAACTGTAAACATCCAGTCAATAACAGATGAAACTGTAGCCACTGCTGCAGCACGAGACCATGTTGCTAAAATATTTCCAGTACCTGCTGTTGATGCTGTTCCTATTCTTGCAAAATAGGCATCTGTAGAAGATACCGTACCAGTACGATCAACCATCGCTCTTACTCTATAAGTGCTTCCAATTTGAAGATAGTTTTGTGGAATTTGAAGTGTTGCAAGATTTAATTCACCAGTTGTAGTATATGTTGTTGCTACAGATGAAGATGAACTTAGATTAGATGATAATTTAACAAAGTTAACGTTAGACTGTCCAATACCAAAAATACCACCAGCGGTTAGAGTACATTGCCAAGTAGTTCCACCATTTGTACTTGATCCAATTGCTTGATTTGGTCCACCAATAACTTGAACTAATGATGCAGCAAGTTTATCTGCTGTATTAGCATCATTATCTCTTGCAAGAATAACGTGTCCAGATGTTCCAGCACTAAGTCCATCATCTGTAACAATCCAGATACCATTTTGATAAGCAGATGCTTGATCTTTAAGAAGAATGCGATCATCAAATGCAACTTGGTATCCATCAACAGTCATTGAACCTGCTGCAGTTAAAATCATGTAATCTGAAGGAGTTTGAGGATCAATATCTATAACTCCTTGTTCTATATCTCCAAGGACTGTTGCTGTTCCTGGATTTGAACTATTCGTAATTGTAAATTTAGGAACTACGGCTGTTGCTGTAGATGTTGCTCCTGTTGCAGCATTAGTTACTGTAAATTGTGTTCCAGTTGCACTAGCAATAGTTGCATTAACTAAATTATATGCAGCGGTAGTTGCTCCAGTAATATTAACTGTATCTCCAGCGGTAAAAGTATTAACTGCTGTATAAGTAACTGTTCCAGCAGAAGCAGATATTGCAGTAACTGGAGCGGTAAATACTGAAGCAACTGTCCATGCTCCATTATATACTGATGGAGTAATTTCATCAATTTCAACTGGTTGGCCTGCTGTCAAAGTATATCCTGGATAAGGAATATTTGCTGCAGACCCATCATATGTAATAGTCCATGTTGTAGAATTTGATGTAATTGAAGTTGGAAGTATCATTACACCCTTGACATATGTACTTATTGGATAATCTATTTTAGATGCTGCTGTTACTGGTTCATGAACGTTTAACTGAATGTATTTAGGCGCATTGACTCCATAACCACCATATGACATAAGAAATTCTCCAGCACGTCCTGTGCCAGGGGCTTGAACCATAGTATTCCAAACAATTGGATCATCTCCTAGTGTTCCAGCACCATTTACATATGTGGTAAATGATTGTCCAGCATTAACATCTCCTTCAATAACTTGAACAATAGATGCTGGAAATTTTCCAATTTCATTCATATCATTATCACGAGAAAATTTTGCTGATACTCCTGCTGCACCTGCAGTGGTGCAAATCCAAATACCGTTTTCAGACTCATTTGTTTGATCTTTAAATAAAACTCTATCATCTAGTGCAACTGGAATTGTATCAACATAGCAAATTCCAGAAGATGTTATATAAAATTCATCACCTATAACATTTGGATCAGTTTCTATATCTCCTTGAATTGCATTTCCAAAAATTGTTCCTGGTCCAGGATTTCCTGTTTGAGTAATCACAAATTGAGTAGTACTTGCTGATGATACTGTCCATGTTCCATTATAAGCAAGTGGTGTACAACCGCTAATAGTAATTTCTTGTCCAACTGCTGGTTTATATGTAGCAAATGGTGCATTAGTATAAGTAAATGTCCAAGTAGATGAATTAGATGATATAGCAGATATGTTTAATTCTGCTCCAATTATATATGTACCAACTAGTTCAGCAGATGTTGCTACTAATACTGGTTCGTGCACGTTTAACTGTACAAATTGTGGTGCATGAACACCATACCCGCCATATGACATAAGAAACTCGCCTGCACGACCTGTTCCACCAGTCTGAACAATATTATTATAAACAATTGGAGATGTTCCTAAAATATCACTTTCTGCAAAGTAAGTTGTAAACATCTGACCACCGTTAATTAAACCATTTTGTACCTGTGCAAGAGCACAAGCAATTTTGCTAGCGGTATCTGAATCATTATCACGAACAAAAATTGTTACTTGACCAAGTGGGTTTGCTGGATCTTCTCCAACATCTTCTCCTTCTTGCATAACTACATAAATACCATTTTGAATTGGATCATTTTGATCTTTAATTAAAACACGGTCATCAAGTTCAAGTTCAACTCCATCAATAAAAGTATGGCCAATGACATTCATTGTTAGTGAAGAAGCAATAACTGGATAGTCACCTTCTGTAATATTTGCATTATTATATGTTGCATCAAGGTGTGTAGTAGTTGCTACGTGAATAGATTCTTTAATAGAAACGTCAACCATCCGTGGTCCGCCATTAACAATATCACCATAGGACATTAAAAATTGTCCAGCAGTACCTGATTCATTTTGACTAGCAGTTCCAGTAGCAGATCCAAAAACAACTGCTCCAGGTGTAAGACCAGTCAGTGTAGCAGGGGATGCATAGTCAAGAACGTTCCAAAGGTCAGTTCCATTTCCAATTTTCCAATAACCTGTGTCTAACTCAAGACCCATTTCTCCTTCTGAAAGAAGAGTATTTGCAGCAGTCCACTCACTGGCTGTGCCACGTCTAAATTGAATCTTTGTTGTCATTATATTCCTCCACAATCAATTACTGGTATTCCGCCGTAAACACTGTTTGCGACTCCACCATCTAAACTAATATTTGCTGGTCCTTGCGGTCCAACATATCCGCTTGCAATGGTCTCTACCCAATTATACCCTACTCCATCATAAATATATGTAAATTCTATACCATAATTTGAATTTACCCATCTATCTCCAACTAACAATCCTGTTGTTGGTGCAGATGATTGATAATAATAATGTGTTACTGGTGCTCCTTCTGTACCCTGCAATCCTTGGGTTCCAAGTAATCCCTGAGTTCCTTGAAGTTGAGCATAACCAAACCCTTGTATACCAGTATTTCCTTGAATACCTTGGGTACCTTGTAATCCACGATCTCCAATATCTCCAGTACGAGCAAATGTTAGTGTTAATATTTCATCTTGAGTAAATGTTGTAACTGTTCCAGAAACATATGCAATTGGTACTTCAAAGTGATCATCATCTTCTATATGATTTCCAACAATACTTAAAAATACATAATTAAGTGGATTTGTTTGGCTTGTTACTTTTATATTTCCCTTAATAGCAGATGTTGAATCATCAATTGTTTGCAAGAAAGATGTTACATCTATATCATTCATATCAACAATGCTAATATCAATTGCTACTGCTGTTGTTACATTCACTACGTCAAACTCTATATACCCTGGAGATAATGCAACACTAACATTGTATGGATCGTCATTAAATTGGAAATCAAATGATGCTCCTCCAAATGATCCTGTTAACCCTTGAACACCAATATGACCCTGAATGCCTTGAGTTCCTTGAATACCTTGTGTTCCTTGTGTTCCAAAATTTCCCTGAATTCCTTGTATTCCTTGTGTTCCTTGAGAACCTATAAATCCTTGAGTACCAACATCTCCTTGGACACCTTGTGTACCTTGGGCTCCTGTGCTACCCTGTAAACCTTTATCTCCTTGAATGCCTTGTATACCTTGAGCACCTTGAATACCTTGAACACCTTGTACACCTTGAGCACCTCTTTGTCCTTCTGCTCCTTGGATTCCCTGAATACCTTGTATTCCAAAATTACCTTGAAGTCCCTGGAGACCTTGAGTTCCTTCTGCCCCTTGAATTCCTTGAATACCCTGAGTTCCCTGTAAACCATCTGTACCTTGAATTCCTTGTGTACCTTGAATTCCATTTATTCCTTGAACACCTTGGATACCTTGAGTTCCTTGAACTCCCTGAGTTCCTTCAACTCCTTGGACCCCTTGTGTTCCTTGCAAACCTTGTGTACCTTGAGTGCCATCTGTGCCTTGAGTACCTTGACGACCTTGTATTCCTTGTGATCCAATAGTTCCTTGAATTCCTCTTGGACCTTGTCCACCTTGTGTTGCATCTTCAAGTGCAACATAATCAATTTTAGTTTCATGTCCAACATGTCCTGCAGAAAAATGGTAGAAACGTAAAGAAACATTTCCAGCATTAATATAAGGGTCAGAGTAAATAACTCCTAGTGTAAACTGAGTCCAGTTAGAAAGACCATTGTATCTTCCAATTTCTTCCCACTCACTTGTTAACCAATTGTAAACTTGAATTTCAATAAGGTGTGATGAAGTGTTTGTATAGTTAACACTTATAACAACTCTATTAAATCTTGTTACGTCTGTAAATCCAATATTTGTAATATACCCTGGGGTTGTGTCAGTATCAAGAACTTGGAAATAATATCCATCTCCATAATCACCAAATGTAGCAATATCAGAAACACTTCCATATGTTGATGTTCCATATCCTGGTTCTAGTGCAATAGAACTTGCAAGATATGTTGTTGTTTCTGGAAGAGGTCCTACCTCACCTTGTAAACCTTGATTTCCTTGTATACCCTGAATTCCTTGAGAACCCTGAGTTCCTTGGACACCTTGGACACCTTGAGTACCCTGAGTACCTTGTGTTCCTTGTACTCCTTGAATACCTTGTTCTCCAGTAAAACCTTGTATACCTTGAACTCCTTGGGAACCTTTAATACCCTGTATGCCTTGTGTTCCTTGCGAACCAGTTATTCCTTGAGATCCAATTATTCCTTGATTACCCTGAATACCTTGCAAACCAGTTTGACCTTGTATTCCAGTTGTTCCCTGAATACCAACGGCAGTGGTAACTAAAATAACATTATGGTTATTATTAAACCCAGTTAAACCAGTTCCTAAACCATCTACATAAATTACTGGAACTTGTACATAATCATTATTTCCAGGATTGATTGTTCCATTAACTTTAAATTGTTGATAGTTACTAGAATTGTTTGCATCTTGAATAAAGATATTATCATTAAGTTGTAATAGTGATAGGAATAAATCTATATCAACAACATCTGCTGTTAAGTGACTAATATAAAGTGTAGTAGCACTAGTTTGTGTAACATTGTTATATTTTATATGACCGTTAGTTGGTTGTGAGTTAGTTATATCATTATTAGTTATTTGATAATTAAAGTAACTAGAAGAAACTCCACTTGCACCAGTTACACCTTGTATGCCTTGTGAACCAAGTAAACCTTGAACGCCCTGAGTACCATTATTTCCTTGAATACCTTGTAATCCATCATTACCCTGAATTCCTTGAATACCGTTTGTTCCCTGAATTCCTTGAATACCTTGAGTACCTTGACTTCCAGTAATTCCTTGATTTCCATTAATACCTTGAATACCTTGTAGTCCTTGAGACCCCTGTATTCCTTGAGTGCCATTAACTCCTTGATTTCCTTGAATACCATTTGTTCCTTGTGAACCTTGAAGTCCATCTAATCCTTGAAGACCACGAATACCTTGTGTACCTCTAAATCCTTGAGCACCTTCTAATCCTTGTGCTCCGTCTGATCCAACATATCCATCAGTTCCTTGTAAACCTTCAAAACCTTGAATTCCATCTGTGCCTTGAATACCTTGTATGCCATCTAAACCTTGCACACCATCTGTGCCCTGGATGCCTTGAATACCATCCAATCCCTGTAAGCCTTCAAATCCTTGAACACCATCTAATCCTTGAATACCTATAAATCCTTGTGTTCCTTCAAATCCTTGTATTCCATCAAATCCTTGTAAACCGTCTGTTCCTTGAATACCCTGAATGCCATCAAAGCCCTGCAGTCCGTCAGTTCCTTGAATTCCTTGTAAACCATCAAAACCCTGAATACCATCTAGGCCTTGTATTCCAATAAAACCTTGAATACCATCTAGACCTTGAAGACCCTCAAAACCTTGCAAACCATCAAAACCCTGTATACCTTGTAAG